CAAAATTCGAGTAGACAGAAGGAAATAGATCAACTGCATTATATGAAGTGACTACAGGAATGTTTGTTGACTGAACAAAATCAACAAACTCTTCTCTAGCTTGAGCACAGTTAATACCATTACCAGCAAGAATCAATGGACGCTCTGCTTTCTCAATCAGTTCAGTAATGGTAGTAAACTGAGCCCCTTGTACGTCCATAGGAATATCAATCCATACAGGACCAGGACGACCGTGAGTAGCAATCCGAATCGCATCTTTCATTACCTCATCAATGTCTTGAGGATCATTAACTATCACTGCATACTTAGTAATAGGTTTCACAATATCAATGATATTTGCTTCTTGCACACCAAGGTTTCTACTACCTTCTGGTGCCATATGAGGACGGTTAACATTGCCAGACACAAAGATGACAGGAACACTATCCTGCCAGGCATCTAGGAGTCCTGTAATTGCATTGGTGCCCCCACACCCTGTGGTTACATTGACTGCGGCAAGACTGTTATTATATTTGGCGTATGCCACAGCAGCCATAGCAGATGCCTGTTCGTGATGATTGCACACAGGTTTAATCTTACCGTGAGCAGCAACTGCATCATTGAGGTGCATTGCCCCACCACCAGTTACAAGGAAGATATGTTCACATCCTGCTTTGTATATCTGGTCAATTACATAATCTGCTACTCTCATAGTTTGAACGATGCGGTTACAGTTCCAATATATTCGATCATCTCTTCCGTAATTGTAGGAGAACAACCAACGAAGAATACATTATCAAGAACCTTGCAAGCATTTGGATAGTTCTTGTAATAATCAAGATGACTATATCCAGGGTGCATCAGAATGTTGCCAGCAAAGTAATTACGAGTTTGAATCTTGTTTTTCTCCAAGTGTTGTGTCAATGCATTCTTGATTTCTGCATTGTCGCAGATAATAGGAACACCAAACCAACTTGTCTCTGCCTGTGGCAGTTCATTTACACTGCGGACACCAGGAATCTTCTCAAGGTGTTCTTGAATTGATTGCTTATTCTTACGACGCAGTTGATGAATCTCATCTTGCTTATCGAGTTGCACTGTGCCCAGAGCACCTTGGAAATCCATTGGCTTCAAATTGTATCCCATCTGAGAATACACATACTTGTGGTCAATGATACCATCATACTTCTCAATCCACTTGTCAAATCGCTTGCCACAAGTTCCACAAGACAACAGATTCTGTTGGCCAACACAGTAGCAATCACGTCCCCACCAAGCAATGCTGCGGGCAATGTTGATCAAGTCTGTGTCATCAGAGGATACCATACCACCCTCACCCGTGCAAATATGGTGTGCAGGGTAGAAAGAACAAGAAGCAGCAATAGAGTGGTCAGTCAGATAATGACCATTCCACTTACTACCAAGAGTATCGCAATTATCAGAAATCAGTTCAAGTTTATATCGGTCACAGATATCCAGAATGGCATCATAATCATATGGATTACCAAGAACAGGAGAAGAGAACAACGCCTTAGTTCTTGTAGTAATCTTATCTTCAATCTCTTCTATGTTCCAGTTCAGGTCACTAAAATCAATATCAACAAAAACTGGTTTTAGACCATTCTGAACAATGGGTGCGATGGTAGTTGGAAATCCAACACAAGACACAATAATCTCATCACCATCTGCCCACCCAAAATACTTCTTCAGTGCGGCAAGCATAACCAAGTTGGCAGAACTACCAGAGTTCACCATCAAGGAAGATTGCTTATTGAACTTCTTGGAGAACAGACGCTCAAACTTATTAACTTCTTCACCCGATGCTAACCACTTACCCTTAAGGAAGCAGTTAAAAATAGTCTCAACTTCTCTGCTGTCCCAATAAGGACCAGAGTAGTAGACAGGCGATTCTCCAGGAATAAACTTCCTGCGATTGGCCATATATGGATAGAGACCCTCTTCACCAGAGATAGACTCTAAAAAATCTTTTACTTGCTTCATCAATCTCCTACAATAGAACGAATGTGGTCTGCAACATCTTCACTAATTATACCATATAACCACTGATATTGGTCACCATATTCCTTAATGGTTTCCATAGTTCCCACACCAGCGGCATGAAGGACACTGGTTCTCAAAGGTTCTTTAGTCAGAGGATGATCAATATAAACTTCTCCATCTTTCATGTAAAGTTCTTTCCAACTCTCACAATGGCCAGTCTGTCCCCACTGGTTATAAATTCCATAAGTAACACCACTACCATCTCTATCTACAATCTCACTGGTGTATTTCTCCTTAGCATGAAAAATATGATTCCAAGTATCTTGTTCATTACGAATCATAGGCCAAGGTCGATAAGTAAAAGTCCTACCATCACTTTGCTCAGCAACAAACTTATTGAAATCTCTCCATTCATACCAGAATGCTTTATCGTTTGATGCGACAAAACCTGCATTCAAAAACTCATTAACACCAATTGTTCCATTGTCTCCATAGGGAGCATAGAAAGGACTCACACAAGGATTGGCAGCACCTGCCTTACCATATGGGTTGTTATTGCGAACACCAATCAGTTCTGCTTCAGAGTTAATCACACGGTCAAGACTACCGATACAAAAAGAGTCCGCATCCATATGAATGACCATATCATAGTCTTCCACAAAGGGAAGACAAGACATCACCATCATCCAGTCTGGATATCTAACAGTCTCAGCAAGCATCCAAGGATTATCTTTCTTGATCTCCTCAGTTTGTGCTGTATCTACAATATGAAAATCAATCTCTGGATGAAAATGATTTACAAGTTTCTTCAGTTTGTCAGGGCGAAGATGCACTGCATAGTCATCAGTACACCAAGTTGATACTGCAATCTTTTTCATTTTTTAAATGGATAATCAATAACCAACCAGCGGTTGCCATTAGCGGCACAGTTTGTTTGTGTAATATTATTCATACGAATATCATGATAGAAGAGTTTTGGTTGAATTCTCTTCGCTACACTGTCTACAAGGCAGAAGAAACTGCTATTAACACAGTGAATCTCCTTTGCATTCTCAATCAGTTTCATATAGGCCAACATATTAGTTGTCTGACCTAGAGCAATCTCAATGATCTTAGTATCGGGAATAGCACCAATCTGATTGCGTCTCCAACTCCAGAGGTCAATAGGATAATCTCCCTCTGCACTGGAGTTCTTATGGACAATAATATACTCCTCTTCCCCTTGAGTCAAGTTCTCATAGACTTCATCGGAACCAGAAATCTCTTTGGGGAGAGTGAACTTATCATAGCGTTCTTTAAAGAGAATGTTTGCTTCTTCATAGAACTGTCTATCAAAGTTTACTGCAAAGAATTCTGGTGGAGTATTTTCTCTCTTTAGATGACGATAGTAAACTTTCTCAAATCCAATACGAGTGACAGGCCATCCTTTCTCTTGTGCCCAAGGAAACATCTCTCGCTCAAGAGTTGCCCAGTCATCATTAAATGGATGGATAATGATATTATCAAAATCCTGATAGAGACATTCAATCGTCTCTTGATATCTACGATGAATAGGAATATGAAGTCTATCACAGAGTTGTTCTGCATAAGTATGGACGATGCCATTGCAGATAAAATTATCACCAAGGGAAGTGTGATGATGAAAGACTAAGTCAGGTACTTTATTCATAAGATTATTAATGATGCTTGTTCATACGATGTTCGGGAAATCCACTTATACTTTATATTAGTTCTTTCTACAAATTCTGTCCAGGCTTTCATTTCACTATTCAGATAAACTGGATTGTTCCAAATTTCATCGAAAGATATAACTGTTCCTGGAATAATTCTAGATTCTAATTGATCTAGAACATATTTGGTTGAAGAATACAAGTCACAATCAATATGAATATATGCTGCTGGATAAGAGTATTCTTCTAAAAATGATTCCAGAGTGTCTTGGAATAGTCCAACAATTAGTTCAACATTATCATTAACTTCTGGAAGTTTTCCATCTTGAGAGAAAGCACCCTTTGCTTGCCAACCATCATCCCAATCTTCTGGAAGACCTGTAAAGGTGTCAAATCCAAATACTTTACCCTCTGCTTTCTCTGAAATGATGTTGATAGTTCTACCAGTAGCAACTCCAAACTCCAACCAAAGTCCACCGATTTTTACATTATCAATAGTCTTATAAAAGTATTCTTTGCTATTCCAATTATATGGACTTAGTGCTTTAATTTCATCTACATTATTCAAGATTTATTTCTCCCGATTCATTAAATTGATAAACGCCGTCTAAATTGCCACGATACAAGTTTGCAAAGAATGCAACATTGCCAGTGTGATTAACCATATACCTACAATCAGATACACATCTCAGAGCTGCATCAAACCACTGCGACCATTCAATACTATCTGCACCATTCTTCTCCATCAGATTCCAAATGACACTATTTGATGTAGTGCTTGGAGTTTCTTCAAAGAATATAACCTTTTCGCCAAGTTCACTAATAAAATATTGAATGACTTGAGTTTGGTCTGTCTGCAAAAGAACCTTAAAGTCTGGATTCTTCACTAGAAGTTGTTTGGCAACTTCCAAATATGCTTGAGGACTAGCAAGACTAAGTTCTGTTCCTTTGTCTGTTCCACGATAAAGAACAGAGATTGTCTTATCTGGGTCAAGCGAATACTTAGATTTTAAAACACTGACTTTATCTAAGACATTCTTACTAGGGCCAAAGAACCTATCAGTGATCTGATTGTAGATATGAAAGTCATAGAGGTTTGGTTCAAACTTATTGGAATCTGGAAGTTTTACATCCGTATACAACTCCAAATCTACCTTAGGATTAATCTCATGGAAGTTAGGATAGATATCTTGCTCTGGATCTTTCTTGAAATGACGAAACCCCAGAGAGTAATCGATTCTCTCTGGGACTATACCATGACTCAAAAGAGTAAGAAGTGAATTGAATACTTGGAATTCATTAGAATAGAATCCACAATTCCAGAGACAATATAGTTCATCTAATTCTGGATGAGCCAAAAGGTCACACCCAGCATATCTCCCAGTAGTACCACTGGCAACCACATACTTACAATTCTGAAGTCTCATTATGCACCAACAACGTAATTACGAACTTTGTCTTCTTCAGTAGAAACAGGGAAGCAGATCAGATAACCCTCTTGCAGATAAGATTCGACAATGATGTGAGTATCATCAAGGAGTTCATAAACAAAGTCCAAGTTCTGTCCACCGTGCAGGGCCTTGTTCTCAAAGTTTCCGTTCTCGTAAGGACCATCTTTGTAGATACGGATATCATCGATAACAATGATGTCCTTACTTACGTCACGCTTCTGACACAAGATGCGAAGTTCTCCTTCCAGAGGAATCTTGATGTAATCGGGATCATCACGAATCACTTCACGATGAAACTCATCACGATAGGAATCTGGGAAGTGTGCATCAAGGAAGAACAATGCGGGATTCTCATCCAAGATATCCAGAACCTTAGGAAGTTCGTCGTGGCTGTTGCCCAGGTGCATTACAACACGGTCATTGTCCTTGAAGAACTCCGCTGCTTCATCATGAATACGATCAAGAATCTCAATCGAATGCATTGTCAAGTCAGGTTTCTGCAGTTGAGATACCTGAAGCAAAGAGTTCTGTCCGTAGGAATCTAGAATACCACCAGTTCCTGTTTCGACATAATGTTGAATACCAAAGTCCTCAAAAGTTGGACGAAGGTTAATTGCGTTTTGTAGTTTTGCCATCAGAGGTGTCCTTTTTTGTTTTCAATTTGTTCTTTGATCCAATTATACGTGATACGGATCCCTTCTTCAAGTGTTTGTGAATAGTCCCATCCAAGTTTTTCGCGAATCAGATCATTGTTAGAGTTTCGACCACGAACACCCAGAGGGCCATCAATATGGATCTTTTGCACTTCCTTATCGGATACTTTTGCTGCAGTATCTACCAGTTGATTGATAGTTACCATTTCCTCAGAACCAATATTTACAGGACCCATAAAGTCGGAGTCCATCAGTCGTCGAGTTGCCTCAATGCATTCATCAATGAACAAGAAGGAACGAGTCTGTAGACCATCTCCCCACACTTCGATAGCTCCACCTGTCTCTGGGAGGTAAGCGACTTTACGGCAGATTGCAGCTGGTGCCTTCTCTCTTCCACCGTCCCATGTTCCTTCAGGACCAAAGATGTTGTGGTAGCGAGCAATCCGAACAGGAATATCATGGTTCCTATTGTAAGCAAGGTAGAGTCTCTCGCTAAAGAGTTTTTCCCATCCATATTCAGAATCTGGGTTTGCTGGATATGCTGATTCTTCACGGCAATCGGGATTATTGGGATCAAGTTGATTATGCTCTGGATACATACAAGCAGATCCAGAGTAGAAAATCTTTGTCTTATTTCCTACAACCTCATTAAACTTACGCTGTTCCTCAAGAACATTCAAGTTAATGGTGACAGAGTTATGCATGATGTCCGCATCGTTCTCTCCAGTGAAAACAAAACCTGCACCACCCATATCAGCTGCAAATTGATAGATCTCATCAAAAGGAAGATGATACTTATCAGGAACAGACTCATAAAAGTTCCCATTGTCACCTTTGAATCGGATAACACGACGAACAAAATCTACATCACGAAGATCACCTGTGATGAATTCGTTTGCTTCAGATTTAGAAAACTCAGTATGCTTTAGGTCAACTCCACGAACCCAATATCCTTCTGCGCGTAGTCGTTTGACCATGTGACTTCCAATAAATCCACCAGCACCAAGCACCAGTGCTGTTTTTTTATATTCAGACATTATCTAAAAAGTTTCTTCTTATATATGATACTAAAAAAGACCCTTGCTGTCAAGGGTCTTTATAGGTCTTTGCAGGCTCGCCACTTGCTTTTTATCCTGAAGCAAGAAACAGGGCGGGAGTTATCCCATCCGCACCACTTGCTTTTAGAAGAAACAAGAAACTCAGAAACTCAGTTTTCTTTGCAATCTTTGGATTAGGTCCTCAACCTTAGTTTCAAGTGCTGCGAGTCTGTCTCCATCTACTTCTCCACCGCCACCTAGTGCTGCTTCAAGTTTCTGAAGTCTTTCTTCTACTTCGACATCATATTTTGACATCGATGCACCACTTGCAGACTTTGCTGCCGTTCCTTTTGTTGCCATGTTACTAATTAATTAACTCTGTGTTTATTTAGTTTTTATGAGGGTCAAATGACTCCACCAGTGCTGTTATAGTCCATCCGTGACTTCGGGATTGAAGGGGTTCCTTCACCGACCAGGGTTTTTAACGACTCTCCATGTCGGACGAAACTTCGTCTTTAATGTAACAAGGAACACGATCTGGATCTAGCCATTTCGTGTATTCAAAATCTTCTATAGCAGTCAGAAGTTGCATCTGATTGTCTAGAAGATACATGTCCTTATAACGCTTTGTCCAACTATCTGCTTTTTGAATACGGTAATCTGGCATACCATTGATTTCTAGTGTGCCAGACTCAACGTAACGATAAGGGAAGCGTTCTAGAAGAACCTTCACGCTACCTCCACAGATTCAAGATCAGCGGCAACTTGCTCAATCAGAATATCATAATCATCAAGGGGATCGCCAGAGAAGACGACTCCTTCATTTTCATAATAACGACGGACCTTTTTGAGAAGTTTCGGATTCTTCACATCCAGGAAGAAGTCACCATTTACAGCACCACGAAGGGTTTGAATGTCTTTCTTGAACTTACTAGTCAGTGTCATTGTTTTGTGTGTTGACCTTAGTATTATAAGGGTTTGACTCTGTTGAGTCAAGTGGATAGATTGGATTCTATCCTATGCAGGTTAAGGGAATTGAACCCTTCTTAGCCGCTTTATGAGAACGGAGCATTCAACCAGATTGCTAAACCTGCTCGTTTAGGAACTCTTCCCAACTATTACCATAGTGTAGCACATTATGGCAGTTGTGGCAGAGAAGGTCGCATTTATCGACTTCTTCTTTGATGAGTTCCCACTTACGATTTGCGAAACTTCTCCCATCAAGTTTTAACTCTTTTTGAGAAGGATCCCTATGATGAAAACATAAGGTTGCTGGTCTATCTTCACCGCAGGTTTGACATTTACCACCCTTATACTGCAAGGCTTTCCATTTATTGGAATAACCTCTTGCTTTTTGTTCGGTATAAGTGTTCCTATCTTTGATTATAGGATCATTTTTATACCTCCATTTTGCTCTACAAGATTCACTACACCATTTTTTAAGTGCTCCTTTTGTGATTCTTTCGTTAAGAATATCACATCCACAACCTTTGCATTTGGTAATTGTAGTAAACATAATGGTAAATGAAATAATACATACACCTATTTATACAATAAGTATATGTAATACGAGTGGGTGGATTTGAACCACCTCAAAGCCGCTAATCTGGCGGAAAAGGTTTATAAAACCTCTCTGACTACCAAGTCTCACTCGCTTTAATCGACAGTCCCTTAAGAACCTTCATTGTGGTCCGTATACATGCGTATGAGTTCATCATCCGCAGGAACCATTATACATTTTTCTCCCGTTTCTTTATTTTCTATACCTATCGTTTCTCCATTTTCCACTCTTGTAATCAGCGAGTCCCAATTCTCTTGCCAGTATTCCACAGAATAAAAATTCATCGTTGTGATATTTAGTAAGTCCGAGTACTCAGATTTGAACTGAGATTATTCCGCTTCCCAAAAGCGGTGCCATGACCAAGTTAGGCGATACTCGGATGAAGTTGCAACTCACCAGAGTGGACTGCTGAGTGACAACAAGCACATAATAGCACACATCCTTTCATTTCTTCAAGTATGCGTTCTTCACTCCAACCTCTTATAGAAGCAAATGCTTTATCTTTGGTTGAGGGGTCAAGGTGATGCATCTGTAAAGCAGATTGATACTTATCAAATCCGCAAGCAGAGCATTTACCACCCATCTGTTCTACAATAAACTTGCGTTTTTTCTGTCCCAATTCAAGAGTATATTTGTTGTGACATTCACCACATACACTCTTCTTGTGACCGTAGAACTTAGATGGGTCAGTTTCACCACAGTGACTGCACTTATGCGTTTTCATATTGGTAGAACAACTTTATCTACCATTATTTATGTTTAATAATGCGTCAGTGATATCCTGCAGAATAACACTGACGGGCTCAAGGGAGTTCCCATCCCTCTCCCACGTGGGTTGGATTTCCGATTCTTTGTTCTCTCGGAGACGTGAGCACGGATGTATTCCAGTCCGTTTGTGTTTATTATACTACTTCTTGTGTCCCTTGTCAAATGGTGCCCAGTGCTGCCAGTTGTATTTGTGGACTGCCCACATCCCCAGAATAGGAACAAACACCAGTGCTATACACATAGGTGCTAGTGTCCAAGGATTATTTAAAGTCCAAGCAGCAAAGTGTGCAGCTTTATAAATCATCATTCTCCAATTCGCGTAAGTATTCTTTCCACCAATCAGGATCTTTTTTCATTCTCCATTGTGGAACTGGTAGACCTCTC